TGAGAAATTAGAAGCAGAAATGAAAGATGGTTTGCTCCATTTATTTATTCCAATTGCGGAATCTAAAAAAGCAAAAACAATTAAAATAAAATAAAAGTTTTACCAAAAAAGCGTGTCCTAGCGCAATATTATTCGTATATTCACGTCTAAATAAATAAGTTATATATGGCTAGAAAAGCAAAATCCCACACAGTAATTTCAGACCCTTCATTGGATCCTTATTACATTACCAAAGACGAACTTTGTTACACTGTAAATGAAAGAATTACCCCAAACAAAGATCATTTTAGATCTAAAGGGGGTGGTACTGAATATGCAAAACCACAAGGGTATTATCCCGAATTTCAACAAGCACTTCAAAAAATTGCTAAAGAAAAGTTACATACTAAAAAAGAATACAATTCACTAAGTGAATTTTTAAATGAATTTAAATTAATAGAAACTAACATTAAAAATTATACAGATGGCCTTAGAAGCACTATTTGATGCGGTTATAGTTAAACCGATCGAGATTGAAGAAACAACTTATGGGAATATTATTGTTCCGGATTTAGGTAAAGAAAAAAATGAAATAGCAGAAATTATTTCTGTTGGGCCTGGTAGAATGCTACAAGATGGTACTTTAAAACCTCTTCCACTTAATATTGGAGATAAAGTAGTATTACCTACAATGGGTTTTACTAAATTACCTTACGATGGAGAAGAATATTATGTAGGACCTGGAAATCAAGTATTAGCTAAAATTATATCTACATTAAGTATAGAAAAAGTATTAGCAGAAACTGAAGTAAGTAAAGACGAACAAGAAATTTTAAACGATATTTAATATGAGTAAACAAGTTATATTAGGTTCTGAAGCAAGAACCAATTTAGTAAAAGGGATTGATATATTAGCTGATGCAGTAGTATCAACCCTAGGACCAAATGGAAGGAATGTAGTAATATCAAATGAAATGGGAGCCCCACAATCAACAAAAGATGGAGTTACTGTTGCTAAAGCAATTACATTAAAAGACCCTAATCAAGAATTAGGAGTACAATTAGTAAAACAAGCTGCTATTAAAACGGCAGAAAAGGCAGGTGATGGAACAACAACATCTACTTTATTAGCACGTGAAATGATCAAAGCAGGTTTAGCAGCATTAAATAATAATGAAAATGCTGTTCAAATTAAACGCGATATAGATGCTACAGTTAAACAGGTAGTAAACAATCTTAGAAATAATATATCAGAAGATATTTCTGGAGAAGAACAATTAGAACAAGTTGCAACTATATCTGCGAATAATGATCCCGAAACTGGGAAATTAATATCTACAGCTATAGATAAAGTAGGATTAGAAGGGGTTGTTCATATTGAAGAATCTCGCACAGGAGAAACATATTTAGAAACTGTTGAAGGTTTACAATTTGATCGAGGATATAAATCCCCGTATTTTGTTACAGATAATAGCAGTATGACTTCAACTTTAGATAATCCTCTTATTTTAATAGCAGATCAAAAGTTAACTCAAGTTAAAGAATTATTACCTATTTTAGAAAGTGTATCAACTCAAGCAAGATCTCTTTTAATTATAGCTGAGGATATTGATAATGAAGCGTTAGCAACCCTTATTGTTAATAAAATGAGAGGTACAATGAAAGTATGTGCTGTTAAAGCACCAGATTTTGGCGACAGACGTAAATTAGTTTTAGAAGATATTGCTATAACAACTGGTGGTGTAGTATTTGATACCCAAAAAGGTATGAAATTAGATAAATTTAGTTGGGATTGGTTTGGAGAAGCTAGAACAGTAACCATAGGAAAAGAAGAAACTACAATTGTAGATGGAAAAGGTGGAGTTGAACAAATTGAAGCTCGCATTGATGAATTACAACAACAAATTGATAAAGCATCCACTCCATTTGAAGTTGAAAAACTTCAAGAGAGACTAGCAAAATTTGTTGGTGGGGTAGCTATTATTCATGTAGGTGGAAATACTGAAACTGAAATGAAAGAAAAGAAAGATAGAGTTGATGATGCATTACACGCAACAAAAGCAGCTATTGAAGAAGGAATAATACCTGGTGGTGGAACAGCATTATTATATGCGTCATCAGGCATTGAAGTTAAATCAACAGGTGCCGCTATTGTAGTAGAAGCATGTACTAAACCATTTAATCAAATCTTAGTTAATGCTGGCCATGATTCAGTTAAAGCACAAATTATAGCTGATGGGTTAGTTAATTCCGGAAATGATGGTTGGTTAGGATATGATATTAAAACTGATAATACTGTTGATATGAAAGAAGCAGGTATTATCGATCCAACTAAAGTAGCCAGAACAGCACTAGAAAATGCAGCGTCAGTTGCAGGTACAGTATTACTTACAGAATGTACAGTAGTAGAAGAACCAAGTGAAGATAATAATAACCAACAAATAGATCCATCTATGATGGGTATGATGTAAATTAATAATTAATAAATAAAAAAGCAAAATGACAAAACAAGAGATTTTTGAGACCATTGAAGAAAACTTCAGTATCTTATCAGCAGAGAATAGTGGAACTACTAAAGCAAGTCAAGCACGAGCTAGAAAAGCAGCACAAGCTATTAAAAGAGTAATTACAGATTATAAAAAAGCATCTGTAGCAGAATCTAAGTAATCTAAATGGGGAGACTGTTGTCTCCCTCATTTATTTTTCGTATATTAATTATTATGGGAACAGAAATTATTGAAGATAAAGTATTAATAGCTTTAAGACAACCCCCAGGAGATCGTTGGAAATTAGCAGATGAACCTGAAGGTAAAATACATACTAGTATAACTGATGCCCTAGAAGCATATATGCATAAAACTGGGTTTAAGGGACATTATAGATTAGAACCATTAAACAGTAAATTGTATGCTATTAATGCTGAAGAAATAGAAATTAAACCAGAACCAATTAAAACCTATAGTTTATATGGCGAATATTCAGAACCAGGACAATAGTTTATTAGTAGAAAAGTATAGACCTAAAACATTAAATAATTATGTTGGGAATGAAAATATTAAAAAATCTATATCAGCTTATTTAAACCAAAATGATATACAAAATTTTATATTTTATGGTCCTGCTGGAACTGGTAAAACAACATTAGCAAAGATTATTATTAATAGTCTAGATTGCGACCATCTATATATTAATGCATCTGATGAACGAGGTATTGAGACTATTAGGGATAAAGTTTCTAGTTTTGCATCTGTTGCCTCATTTAAACCACTTAAAGTAGTTATTTTAGATGAAGCTGATTTTCTTACAATTCAAGCACAAGCATCACTTAGAAATATAATTGAAACATTTTCACGTACTACAAGGTTTATTATGACTTGTAATTTTGTAGAACGTATTATTGATCCTTTACAATCTAGATGTCAAGTACTTAAAATTGTACCTCCAACTAAAAAAGATGTTGCTAAACATTTAAATTGGATTTTACAACAAGAATCAATTAAGCATAACATAAATGATCTAGTACCACTAGTTAACCAATATTACCCTGATTTGCGTAAGTGTATAAATACTATACAGTTATCTACACAAGGTGGTATATTAGAATTAGACCAATCAATACTAATATCATCTAATTATATAGATAAAGTTATTAATGCGTTATCAGAAGGATCTAAACACAATAAAATAGATTGTTATAATGATATACGTCAAATCATAGCAGATGCTAATGTAGATGACTTTGATGAGTTATTTAAAATATTATATGAACGTGCATCTGAATATCTTCCAAATAAAGAAGGTACAGTAGCTATTTTAATAAATGAACATCAATATAAATCAAATTTCCGGATCGACAAGGAAATAAATACAATGTCGTTAATTCAAAACTTAATAAATAATAAATAATTATGCAACAAGCACCACAACAAGGACCAAACATTGATTTAAAAAACACAACTGAAGTTAAAAACTTTAATGGTGGATCAATTTTCCAACAAGGAGTAATTTTACGTAAAGTTTCCCGTTTTGTAGCAGGAACGGATGAAGATGCTTTATTACCTATCCCAGTATTTTATGACCCGGAAACAAATAAAATTCTAGAAGAATCAGTTCCTAAAGACTTAAGAGAGGATCTTAAAGATGAACTTTGTTAAATGAATAATATCTTTGATTGGTTAAAAGCAATTAACACTACTAAACCTCCTGTTGAATCTTTTTCAGATAAAGATTGGGAGGTTTGGAATAGTTATATGGTACATAGATTCTTATCTATGAACCCTGATTATATTGAAGTAGTTAATTATGTGCAAGATTTTCCCCCACAAGAAAAAAGAATGATATATTCTATTTATAAAGAATTTATACCTAAAAATAATAAGTGGAATAAATATATTAAATCTAAGGTAAAACAACCTAATAAAGACTTAATAGACCATATTAAAGATTATTTTAAATGTTCGAGCAAAGAATCAAAAGAATATATAAATATATTGGATACCCCAGAAATTAGTCGTATATTAAATGATAGAGGATTAAATAAAAAAGAAATAAAACCATTATTAAAATGAATAAATTAGTAGATATGTTAAGAACATCTGCCCAGGCAGATAAAGCAAAGGCAATGTTATCACTTGAATTATTAGGTAATAAGGCAGTTGGTATCGGAGATCATTCAACCGAAGATTTTTATAAAAATGCTGAAGAAGCACTTACCATGTTAGTTGATGCTGATGATAGGTTATCAGCATTAGATAAGTATTTTGATTCCAAAGGACAAATTAATGGGTGATACAATAACTAAATACCACGAAATGATGAGTGATAGAGAAATTATG